ACATTCCGTGGAAAGGATACTCGCCGCCTTCCTCTCTTCACCACAGATGAGGACATCATGCGAGATCCTACAAAGTCACGCCTTGGATGTGCACGCGAGTTCGTAGCAGATCTTGGAAAGGACTTTTCAACCTATCCAGGGAAGCAGACACTTCGCATTGTTACAAAGCTATTCTTAGCCGGTGATGGGCCTTCTATGCAGGACGCGATTCGTAAGATGCTTGACACAAAGTTTGAGTATGAAACAGATGGTCTGATCTTTACGCCTCGTGCTACACCGGTGGCGCCAATGAACGAGCGTAGGGGAAATGCATGGCTGTCAGTCTACAAGTGGAAGCCAGCTAGTCAAAATAGCATTGACTTCCTTGTGAAGTTCAAGCCGGGAGAAAGCTTTGACCCTGTTCTTGCACGACGTGTTGTCAAGGGCTCTCTGTTCGTGAGCCGAAGCCCAGGTTCAGATATCGTGTATCCATGTGAAACCATTACAGGTGAGTACGTGCCGCCTCAACTTCCAGCAGACCTGCGAAATGCAGCAGAGAACCGTGACCGAATTCCTTCGCACTTCCAACCTGCTATTCCCAGGGCTCCCGATGCATATGTGATTCAGATTCCACTGAATGACCGCGGTGTTCCGATCGACCAAACAGGAACCCGGATTGAGGACAATACGATCATTGAATGTGCATATGATACCGAGACTGCTCGCTGGATCATCATGAGAACTCGCTATGACAAGACCTACCAATACCGTGTTCAAGGAAAGCCACAGTTTGGCAATGACTCCCAGGTAGCAGATGCAATTTGGACCAATATTCATGTCCCTGTTACCGAACAGATGATTCGCGACGTGACGACTAGCCCTCCTGATGATACGTACGAAGATGATCTCTACTATCGAGACAACCTTGAGGCACGCGATCGTATTCTACGCGATGTCTATGGATTCCATAACCGAATCAAGGACATTCTCTACAGGAACTGCATCAAGCCGGGTGACACACTGCTAGAAATTGCCGTTGGTCAAGGTGGTGATTTTCTGAAGTGGAAGCGCACTCGTCCATCTCGCGTAGTTGGTTTTGATATTTCAAACACAAATCTGATCTCTCCAAAGAAGGGAGCATGTGTTCGCTACTTGAAAGAGAAGGCGCAGAATCCTAACGACTTCATGCCACCTGTCCTCTTCATTGTAGGAGATATGACCGAGCCACTCTTTGAGGCAAATAACACATATGTCCGAATGATTACCGGTCTTGAGCCAGCTACAACTCCCTACCTTGAGGGATTCGTCGGTCTTACCGAATTTGATGCGATCTCATGCCAATTTGCGATACACTATGCTTGTGAGTCCGAGGAAAAGTTCGCGGTGTTTGCAGAGAACCTCAAGAAGCATGGAAAGGGAATGTTCTTCGGAACCTGTTTGGATGGAGCCGCTGTTTATGCTCTCATGCTTGGAAAACAGAAGCATGTATTCCGTACAGAAAATCAGATCTTTGGCGAGTTCAACAAGCAGTACGATGACGGAGGCAGTTGGACAGAGGAATTTGGTAAGGGAATCAACGTTCTGCTTGAGAGCTTTGAGCAGCCACAGCTGGAGTACCTTGTCCCCTTCGGCCGTGTGACAGAGATGATGCGAAAGGCCGGATACGAACTTGTTGGAACAAAGATGTTCAATGAGCATTACGACGAACAGAATGGAATCACGATCACACCTGAGCAACAGTCATTCTCATTCATTCATCGCAGTTTCGTGTTCCAAAGGACAGATGAAGTTCAGAAGGTTGAGGTCCCAATGATTCCTGATATTGAGGAAAAGGAGGAAAAGAAGGAGGAAAAGAAGGAGGAAAAGAAGGAGGAAAAGAAGGAGGAAAAGGAGGAAAAGAAGGAGGAAAAAGAAAAGCCAAAGAAGAAGATCCTCAAGAAGGCTCCGGGAGAAGAGCCGGTATTGTTCTTTGGAGCAGACGAGGGTAAGGGAGAATGGAGGATGTTCTCAAACATGTACCCTGCAAAGATGCAGATTGACTCAATTACATTCGCAAGTGTTGAACATTACTTCCAATGGTCCAAGGCCAAGCTGTTTGGAGACGGTGCAACTGCTGAGAAGATCATGAAGACTCCTTCTGCAAAGGCAGTCAAAGCTCTTGGCAAGAAGGCTAAGGACTTCAAGGAAGAAGAATGGAATGCAAAGAAAGATGAAATCATGCGCACAGCACTCAAAGCCAAACTCATGCAGCACCCGGATATTAAGGCTAAGCTCGTGGAAACAGGAACTCGTCCAATTGGTGAGGCAAATGCTCGTGATAAGTACTGGGGAATCGGAACAGGTGTAGATACTGCAAAGGCCAAAGACTCTACAAAGTGGCCTGGAAAGAACGTGCTTGGTAAGATGCTCATGGACTTGCGTACCGAACTTAAAGAATGAATCTAGAACACTACGCAATGAAGTATCCAAATGTCATATTCTTCAGACATGAAGAGTATTCGGATATTGATAAACTGAAAGATGAAGACCTTGAATGCACATTGACATTCACTTCCGATAAGAACTTTCTAAATAATCTTTTTGATTGTAATTTCCATATTCTTGTTACGTATGGAAACAAAACTGACTCTGAATATGCCACAGAGGTCAACGAGATTGTTCCACCTCGTATGAGAATGAGATGGATTCACTTTGAGAAGATTGATATTCCTGCATTCAACAGTGGGATCAATTTTTGCTATATTCATAACGTCTTGAAGCCACATTCCGAGACAAGGCCTGCCTTTTCAGTCGCAACAACATGCTACAATTCATATGACAAGATCCATCGGTGCTATAACAGTATCAAGGCACAGACACTAAAGGATTGGGAGTGGGTTGTACTTGATGACTCGCCGGATGACAGTCATTTTCAGTTCATGAGGAAGGTTGTTAACGGTGATAAGCGGATTAGGTTGTATAGAAGATCTGAGAACAGCGGGAATATTGGCAACGTCAAGAACGAAGTTGTTTCACTCTGCCGCGGATCATATGTCCTAGAGATGGATCACGATGATGAAATTGTACCCGATTGCCTTGCAACTGCAGCCAAGGTATTTGAAGATCCTGAAGTCGGATTTGTATACATGGACTTTGCAAATATCTACGAGAACGGAAATCTACACTGGTATGGGGACTTTTTTGGTCTTGGATATTCCGGATACTATCGCCAAAAATACAATGGCACGTGGATCAATGTTGTATCAACTCCAAACATCAACAATATCACTCTCAGTCACATTGTAAGTGTCCCCAATCATCCTCGTATTTGGAGGAGAAGTACATTAAATGAAATAGGTAATTATTCAGAATTCTTACCCATTTGCGATGATCTTGAACTGCTTCTGCGAACTGCTGTTAAGACAAAAATGGTCCGTGTTCCCAAAGTGGCATACATTCAATACATGAACGATAATAATAATAACTTCTCTATCATTCGAAATTCCGAGATCAATCGTCTAACACCCTATTACATTGTTCCTCAGGCATACGAGGATTATAAGATTCAAGAGCGAATGAAGGAATTGAATGCTCATGAGGATGAAGAGTACATGTTCAACCGGTCACAGATTTGGAAGCGTAAGGACTATACGCCAAAGTATTGCAATAAGCTTGTCAACTTGGACTATGACAAACAGTATTGTATCATGGGAGCCAGGGCATTGTGGGATCATAAGGAGACTATTCGTAGCCTCAGTATGAACCATCGGAATGACTTTATTGTATTGGATAACACTGGAACAACGAACCAGTTATGCTCATTGCTTGATGGTCTTGGGTTTAGTCAGTTCAAATGCTATGTCATGACCGACTGCTCAGACGACGACCTTCTGAGATACTTTAGGTTTATGTATGCTAGTACCGAGTTTGAAATCATTTATTCTGCCGATAGTAATCCTCGTACGACATTGTCGGTGCAGGAGGAGGTCCTGCAGCAGGGACAAACTTCTGATATAGCTTCTGTCCAATAACCGTAGATGCCTGCTCGGGTGTAATCTCACCCCTCTCAATCTTACGCTTCAAGGCCAGCATCTCAAAAAGAGTTGAGTCAACACGGTCTTCTGCATGCATCTGAAAAAGGGAGGGGTAATTGAAATACAACATCTGATTTTCTTCCTGAAGCTTGGCTTCGTACTCATGCTTGTTTGGCTTGAGATGAGCCCACTTCTCCTTGCTCTTGTCCATTGTCCTCAGAACAGCCTGAATCTGTGTCGCTGTAAGATCTTGTTCATTGATTCCGCGCTCTCCCGCTGCGACTTCTGCAGGTGTAAGTTCACGAACAATATTTGGCATATTATATTCAACAGGTATTCACTTAAACGACCAGTGGACGCAGCTGAGTAACAAGCAGTCCACATTCATCATGGGTTGTCATACCGGTCAGAATGATCTGACCAGTACGAAAGACCTTCGCAATCCACTTGGTTTCGGGAAAGTAAATCTTAACAGCTGGATAGACTGCTGGTTCATAGACAGTGTGAACTCCGGATGCACGTAGTCTTGCATAGAGAGCATCCCTAGATAGATTTGAAATATCAACCAACTTTGTCTTGTAGTTCATGAGAACAACTCTGCGGTCATTCATCTCCCAGTCACCTGAAACTACAGCAGTTGGACAGTGTGTGACAATCTGATTCCGAATACGAGTTGTAACATCCCGATCATACTTCTCGTCGAGAACACCTGTGATGTGAAAGACACCATTCTGAAAGATCTTGACGGTGATCTCCTTGCGTGGAAGAGTCCCATCGCCGTCTGACATTACAACCAGTGTGATTGAGTTGTGTCCAAATCCAGTTGTCCTCTTTGGAGGCGTTGTCTTGGTTCGTCGCTTGATTAGGTCTCGCTTTGAAGAACCACGCTTGAGAACACCCTGCTTTTCAATCTTGATGAAGGTATCGTCAAGTGGAAGAGTGTTGACAAGAATATTGGTGTCAAGGCGAACACCCGTCATGTAGAGAACAACCATAGTAGTAAGAATAGGAGCGTCCATTGTACGGTCAGTCTACATACACGTAATCGATCTCGTTTTTACAGGCATACGAAAATGACAATGGAAATGTTGAAACTGCACTACATGAAAAAACACGAATCACCTTTCGCAGAATGACCTCTTCTTGATTGGTCAACATCCACCCATCAAGATAGCCTAACCAAATCGTCCCACCTTTTTGATGGTCGTAGATGGACGACAAAGAGCTAACTAGCTCATCAAGAGGCAGACCTGATAAATCAAAACAATCCGCTGGTTTTGGGATTGGTTTGGTATATATAGTCAGCATTCTTATTTGTAGAAGAGTTTGTTTAAGCAAAGTTGACGTTAGGTTCAATTGTGTGTTTGATATTATTGACACTCTTCAGAGCCGCCGCCTGAGCTGAAGTCAGCCTGCAGTTACAACCATCTGAAAAGAGAACCTTCTTGCAGTTCGGGCAGCAGTTAGCAGAATAACCGCGCGCATACGCAACACGCTGACGCTGGATCGCCCCGGCACCCGCATCGTCGGCTGCCAGCTTGTCGTTGAACTCGGGTAACGCTGTAGTGCTGAGACACATGTTTGTAATCTTAGCCGCTTTGACGTTAGCAGGTTTCAGAGACTGTGCAACAGCCTGGCCCGCAGCATACTCGGTATACATCGGAGCATCCTGAACCATGTGACCACCACCATGCAGAAAGCCCGTTTCAGTGCGAGTAGATGGTGCATTCAAGACACGCGCACAAGCAGTTTTTGCAACTGCGGTCTCAAGATTTCCAGCTGCAGCAACCCTCTTTACCACCTCGGTATAGTGGCTAGCTGTGTACTTGGGACGAGTATCCACATAGGTTGTCAACTTTTGTTTGTAACGTCCAAGGTATTCGCTGTAAGACATTTACTCTTACCTAAAAAGAAAAATGGAGGGGATGTCCTTGCGGATTCGTATACCCGATGTTTTTAACTGTGCAGGTACTACCTGTACAGAAATTGTTAAATATCATAACGCTTTGTGTGAAGAGTGCCTAGACACCTGGGTGCGTGAGAAAGTGGCGGCGACAGCACTCCCGCCTAAGCCCAAGTTCGTTCATCGCGCGACCCTCAGCGGTAATAGTAGTGGTCTTGGTAAGATACACAAGCTCGGAATTCTCGGGACGTCCATCCTGTTTACGATATGTTGCTACCAACTTTAGAAACGTCTCCCACTTACCTGCGATTGGGAGATTACACGTGTAACAGCGAATGGGAATTGGGAAATCCATGCCGTCTTCTTATTTGAAGATCCGGTTTCCATTTTTCTTGTCTGCCCGAAGAACAATGAAAGTATCGATCCGTAACTGGACTCTTGCCGTCCTAGCCCTTCTCGTTCTTGTTGGATTTGCCTATTTGATTGCACCCGTGTCACCTCTTGCGGCCAAGATTGCAAATGATGTGGCGAAGGTCAACTCTCGGTTTACTCCTGAGGAGAGCATTGACGTTGCCATGGCAATGAAGATGGTCACACATGAGCCGCCTCAGATGCTCAATCCGCCATCACCTCCTCAGGGTCTTTTGCTGTACCCGCCATCGGATGCCGATCTTGAGCGCCTCAGCGGCCCGTAGATCCGAAACCGCCCTCACCACGATTATCAGGAGGAGCAGGAAGATCCTCGGGCTTGTCAACGATAATGATATTCTTCCATGGCATCCAGTTGTGCTGAACAATCTGAAAGAGACGAGTTCCCTGCTCGAGTTTGTAGTTTGCGATTCCATTTGGAACAATGTCAGTCACTGCGACAACACCGCCCCGGTATCCCATATCAATTAGTCCAATGCTATTCGCCAACCGAAAGGGAGTCTTGACAATGGAGGAACGGGGAATCAGCATACACGGAGCCGGTGCACCATCCTCGGTCAATGCTGCACACCTGATACCGAGGCTGATCACATTGAAAGAGCTCGGTTTCGTACAATCAAAAATTTGGTCATCCATGACCATGATATCACATCCCGAATCAGTCTGACGGCGCTTGGAGATGTTGTCCTTCATCATCTGACGAAGCTTATCACCATACTCAATGCAGAGGTAGAGGCTCATTTTCTATATGAAGTGTACTGCCTTAAAATCACCACATTACCTCAAGTTCCTGGGCACTCCAAAACTCTGAGGTATTGTCAGGAAGACCACGGCGAATGACATACGGCAGTTTCCGCTGCTCAATTTCACGTTTCGCTACATTCCAAATGAACATTGGGTCTGATGTATTCAGACCCTTCAGCTCAACTAGAGGTTTGGCACCTTCTGCAATCTGTTGGGCACGAGCGGCCACAAGTGTAGTGTATTCATACTTTGTGAAATAGGGCTGAGTGATCCGCTCCTCCTTGATACGATCGATAACCTCTCCGCGAAACACAGGCTTAACTTCAGGGTGGAGATCAGACATGCTTATTCTTGGCTTGGTTTTTTTTGGTTCCGTTTTAACAATGCCAGTGCTGAGAACATCTGCGTCAGATTTTACTGCGTGGAGCCGAGCAAATGCCGTTCTGCCTGCCAATGGTAAGGCAGCTAAGTCAACTGATACTACGGTAGACCGGAAAGCAGCTTCTGTTGTAGCCATCGGTTCCATGTCTGCGATAGGGGCATCGCCATCGAGTGCAATCGCTAAGAGGTGGAGGATTATACCTGCTGTAATTGCGCCTATACAGACTCTTACCAACGCAGGTTATTGGGACGCATACATTGCCAAATACAACTCGGCTGGTGTTGTACAGTGGTTTGCGCGACAGGGTGGAGGAGGTAGTAGTGAGCTGGCGACTTCTGTTACTGTTGATTCGTCGGGTAATATCATTGTGGCGGGTATATATGCTTCAAGTCCAATGACCATATATAATGCTAACGGATCAGCCTTCGCTACAACTCTTGCCAATTCAGGTGCTAATGACGCATACATTGCCAAATACAACTCGGCTGGTGATGTACAGTGGGTTGCGAAACAGGGTGGATCAACTGGTACGGATGAACGGGCGAATGCTGTTACTGTTGATTCATCAGGTAATATCATTGTAGCGGGTTACTATGGTGCAAATCCATTGACCATATATAATAGGGACGGTACGGCCTTCGCTACAACTCTTACCAACTCACTTGGTGACAAACCATACATTGCCAAATACAACTCAGACGGTTTTGTACAGTGGGTTGCGAAACAGGGTGGAGGAGGGACTAGTGACCAGGCGCTTGCTGTTACTGTTGATTCGTCGGGTAATATCATTGTGGCGGGTATCTATACTTCAAGTACATTGACCATATATAATAAGGACGGTACGGCCTTCGCTACAACTCTTACCAACTCAGGTGGTTACGACGCATACATTGCCAAATACAATTCAGCTGGTTTTGTACAGTGGGTTGCGAGACAGGGTGGATCAACTTCTACGGATGAACGGCCGAATGGTATTACTGTTGATTCAACGGGTAATATCATTGTGGCGGGTTACTTTGCTTCAACTACATTGACCATATATAATAAGGACGGTACGGCCTTCGCTACAACTCTTGCCAATTCAGGTTCTAATGACGC